TGGGTTCTTACTTAATATATTTATGTAATAAAGTGAGTAAAGAAACCAAAGAGATAGATAGTAGAAGGTCTGAGATATCCCCACAGTCTCAGGAAGTTCCTACCACCGGAATGGAATCGGCAACGGTTTCAATGGGTTCGGGAACAGCCATAGTCCAGAATGTAAAGTTTGTTGATACAAATGCAGGCTTTCTTCTGGATTCTAATGGTCGTGAAGATCCACTTCGAGATTCAGCTTTGTTGTCTGATGCAACATTGGATGAGTTTTTTAAACGTCCAATAAAGATACAAAGCTTTGATTGGAATATTGGCGCAGGTGCGCTATGTACTTATTTCGATCCTTGGAGTGATTATTTCACCAATTTACGTGTTATTAATAGGTTAGCAAATTACAGATTGTTAAGATCTAAATTACACATAAAAGTTACAATTAGTGGAACTGGTTTCCATTATGGGAGAGCTATTTTAGCTTATAACCCTTTCCCCAACAGAGATACTTTGACAACAGTACGAACGTTAGTCGAAGCTGATTTTGTTGGTGCGTCACAAAGGCCTCACATTTATTTAAATCCTACTTGTTCGCAAGGAGGAGAAATGCTTTTACCGTTCTTTTATTATGAAAATTTAATCGACATTGTTGAATCTAAATGGTCTGATATGGGACAGATGGTTTTATGTGAGATACAACCTTTGAAGCATGCAAATGGTGCTACTGATACTGTAACTATTAATGTTTTCGCATGGGCTGAGGACATTAAATTTGCTATTCCTACACAAGCTGTACCTGCTAATATCGATCCGCAAGGTGACGAATATGGAGTAGGTCCTATTTCTAGGGTAGCTGGAGTAGTTGCTGCCACTGCTGGCAGATTAACGACTATTCCTATGATCGGAGCTTTTGCTCGTTCTACAGAAATAGGTGCTTCCGCATTGGGAGCATTAGCTACACTGTTTGGTTATTCTAGGCCCGTGAATTTAATTCAGAATAGTATTAGACCAAACGTGAGTAACAGTATAGCTGTTACTAACATCGACGATCAGTGTTCTAAAATGACCGTAGATGTAAAACAGGAGCTTTCCATTGATCCAGGCACTGCAGGTTTGCCACCTACAGATGAACTTGGTATTAATTATATAGCTTCTAAAGAATCTTTCTTTACTACTTTTGATTGGCCCCTTGGTACTATATCTGAAGCTTTATTGTATAATATTGCTATTGATCCAAGAGTCCATATTTTCAATGGAGCTGAAGTTCACATGCCTGCATGTTGTTTTGCTTCTGTTCCGTTTAAGTATTGGAGAGGTTCTATGAAATATCGATTTCAAATAGTATGTTCTAATTACCATAGAGGTCGTTTAAAATTTGTTTATGATCCGGTTAAAACCCCGAATGGAGGTGCTGAATATAATACTGCTTATACGACTATAGTTGATATTTCTGAAACTACTGATTTTACTATTACAGTTGGTTGGGGTCAAGATACGACCTATAGGGAGATGATCCCATTAGGTTTGTTAGCTCAATCAGTCTTTAGTGACTCGTCTCAACTTGTTTACTCTTCCGCAACCACAGGTTATGGAAATGGTACTCTTGCTGTTTACGTTGTCAATGAATTGACTGTACCTAATGATACCATAAATAATGACATTGAAATCAATGTTTTTGTCTCTGCTGGAGATGACGTTGAATTCGCTGTCCCGTTTTATGATATTTTAAAGAAAATGCGACTTACCAATTCTGTAGTGGTAATAGAACCACAGGGAGAAGAAGTGGTTATGGATTCACATCCGTTACATGCTGAAAACATTGATGTTTTAGCCAGTACTTCGTCTCTCACCGACAAAACTAATCTTGTCCATTTTGGAGAGAATATTCGTTCTTTCCGCCAGTTACTTAAAAGATACAATCTTTACGAGTTGGTTGCGCTTAATGCGGATCAAGGAACTGATGCTGAGTTTTATATGCAGCGTGTTCTTGAGATGTTACCAACAGAAGGAGGTTATACTTTGCATGCAGGGGATTTTACATATCCCCTGTTCCCACATCCTTATAAATATTGTTATATGACATTACTTAAGTATGTAACTGTTGCTTTTGGTGGATGGAAAGGTGGTGTCCGTTGGATGTTTGATGTAACGACAGGCCAACGCTGATCTGGTGGAGATAGATATTCAACTACTTCCATCGGTCCATATCACGGTGCGGATCATAACTCAGATGTCCGTACCTCGCTCAATACGTTATGGTTTGATATGCAAACAGCATTGGGCAACAAGCTGTATCTGAATTTAAATGCAGATACACAAGGGCACAATGGTATTGTAATCCAGTCTTCTGATATCAATCCCATCACATGTGCCGAAGTTCCTTATTACAGTAGGTATAGATTTACACCAGCTAAGCAAAGGACCGACTATTCGTCGGTTGCTTTTGGTATGCCGGAGTTTGTCCAACATATGCACTACTGGGACGGGAGAGGACTCGGGGTCATGAAACTTTACTGCGCTGCCGCAGAAGATTTTACTTGTTTCTTGTACCTAGGTCCACCCGTTTTTTATATAGAGAACGTCATCCCTGACATGTAAATGTCCC